TGCTACAAATAAAAATGTGATTGCCGAAATAAAAACCTTCATTCTAAAATTCCTCGCTTCTCTCTTGTATTTTTAATTTCTTCAAACTCTGAATCTGTCAAATAACCTAATTCAACTAACTTTTCTTCAATAGTATTTAAAACAGTAATTCTATCATTAATACTATTCACAAAATCAAGGTTATTTCTATCAATTCTAACAATCGGCGCTTCACTATAAGAATCAGCCCAATTCTTGAAACCATCATTAATTGAATGATAGTATTCAATTAGTGCCGGGTCTGCTGTTTCCATCTCACGGTTACGTTCCAAGATATTCTTGACCTCGTTTTCAGGTGAAATATCTAAGAATACATATAAATCTGGATAGTGCCCTTTTGGTTCTGCACTGACAGAATCTAACATGTGACGTAACAACTTCAAATACAGGTAGTATTCTTGGTCTGTTGTTTCACCTCGGTCATGGATAACTTTGTAGACAATCGAATCCGCTACCAAATTAGAGTCCATAACAGCACGCTTTTGTACGACAGCTTCCCTTAACTGTGAGAAACGTTCATCTAGCCATGCGATTTGTAATGGAAACCCAAACTTTTTGCGTGTTTCTTTACCACCAGAGTAATAATCTTTTAAAATAGGAATTGAATACGGGTCTTCCAGATACTCTGTTGCTTCTAAATCTTTGCTCAAAATCTCTACTAGCGTGCTTTTTCCAGCCCCGAATGCGGCCATTACATTAATTAACAATATTTTTCCTCCCAGTCTTCTGGCACAATAACAATATCTTTATAAGAATCTACGGATATTTTATATAATCCTTCGATTTCTTCTTTTGTTAAGAACGATTTAGTACGGCTTTGACTATAAACTACGGACCCATCAAAACTGTGTACTGCATTCACATACTTTCCGTTTTTAACGGCATAATAGTTTTTGTCATCGTCTAATAACGACAGTAAAATCTTTATGGTTCCCAGCCTATTATTTTTTAAGCAAAATTTAGTTTTACCTTCTGCATTAGTGATAATCGCAGGAGTGTTTACGTACTCGTCGACATAAATAGTGTTTCCCGTTCCGTTTACGTCCTCAACATCACTTTCTTGCAGATATTCTTCCCATTTCTTCCACCGTTTTGCATATTCAATAATCTTATTAATTTCAGAAACAATATTATCTTTACGTCCAGCCCGTGTTGCATACTTCATGATATTAAATCTATATGAACCACGCATTTCTTCTTCCGGCATGATGTGCTCTAAATGGGACAACAAATCTTGACCATCTTTTTGATAATGTTCTGGTATGGTACTTTCATTATTATGGTTTAATGTCATAGTCACTCAAATCCACTTCTTTCATTTGTCCATTACTATCCGTTCCGTGCAAGAGAATTAGTTTTCCACTGCCGTATACAGATGTGATTTCTTTATAGCCCTCTTCGTCCATCTTCTTAGATAGAATCATGGATAAAATTGGGATTTTATCTATTGTGACGGTATTACCTTCTAGTTTAAAAAGGCTCATAACATATTCTAGCCGATTAGAGTCGCTGTTTAACTCTTCATACTCATCTTCGGACATTACGATTTGTTTTTTCATTAATATATCCTCCAGTTCTTTTACTTAAATAAGTATATCGCATATTTTTTAATAAGTCAACAAAAATCACTTAAAAATAAAATAAAAAAATGAGTAAGCACGTGACACAGCAACTTTATTATGGTAAAATATTATATTATATAGGAGGAATTTGTATGAATAAAACTGAAAATGAAATATGGAAGCCGTACCCAGAGTTTCCATGGATTGAGGGGTCACGGTTTGGTGAAGTCCGCACGGTTGACCATTATGTGGCGCATGGAAATGGAAAGCGTTTCGTCAAAGGACACGTCCTAAGACAATACCGTAATGGACAAGGTTATCTATTCGTATCGTTCAGTGTAAATGGAAAAACAGTTAATAGGTTCGTTCACCGAATCGTACTTAGCTGTTTTGTTGATAACCCTAACAATCTACCAGAGGTGAATCACAAGGATTGCGACCCCACCAACAATGCTGTGGATAATTTAGAATGGTGTACTGGCGCGTATAATTGTCGGTACCGAGAAAAGTGTGGGGTATCAGCCGTAGAAGCAAGAGGACATCCTCTGTTCGCAGTCAGGTTGAAAACACAAGAGGTTTTAAAATTCCCAGCTCAAAATGAAGCTAGTAGAAAACTTGGAATCAGCAAGGGACAGATTAATAAGGTTCTCAAAGGTGGACGAAAGACGGTTCACGGCTATTGGTTCACAGAAGATGAGAGTTATGTCACCGGAATCACTAATGGTGATTTACGTAAAATTGCGGCTGGAAAATGTCGCCCCTTGGTGGCAATTAACCTAAAGACACAGGAAGTTCGTACTTTTTTCTCACAAAGTGAGGCCGCTCGTAAGCTTAGAGTTGGTATGGGTAATCTTAGCGGTGTTATCAAAGGGAAACTAAAACATACTAAAGGTTATTGGTTTACAAATGCCGATGGAAACGCCGTAGAGGCTGTCAGACGTAAGTTTGGGGATTATATGGCCGATAAGGTTGCAGAGCTATTAAAAGATGAAGAATTGGTATAAAGTGTTTGACATAAGCTTGCCCAACGTGGTAAGCTCTTTTTGTATCAAAAATAAAAAACTTGAAAAAACACTTGATATTCTAAACATACGTGTTATAATAGAGTTACAAATAAATAAAAACTTAATAAGTACAAAATATTCAACGCAGAAAACGCACTGCGAAACTAACGGCGTATACGCTGGCGTGGCTTTAGGGAAATTGAAGTAACGTCAGTCTAGTAAAGTAGCAAAAACTCCAAAAGCTACTAATCACTGAGATGAACGCTAAACTGACAAAATATCAGCAAGCGGAAGATGGAGTGGAAAAGGGCCGAGGTTCGGCTGGCTTGTACGCAAATAGGCTCTGGTAGATACGATTTCTACGTAGCTTCCTACTAATCGGCACCAGCACTTAACTCAATCCGATAGACAGACTAACAGACGTGTGAAAACTAAACTTCTTGGACGGACGGCATAGAAGTAGAAAGTTAGTTGGCTAGTTGAAATACTAGCTAGAGACAATTTCCCTATTATACGTGAGACGCGGCGTTCGCGAACTAACGTATTGGTCTTTGTTCCCTTAGCCAGTGTATTAGTCTGTACTTTTTGCTGACTAAGGCAGAGACTATTGCCACTCAAGCACAACATTCACAAACTGTGGTGGTTCAAACTTTCGGTAACTTAAAATATTCATCAAACAAAATAAACAATATCTACATAACAAGTTAATTGGTCTTTTGGTTTTTGAGAGGTTTGGGCACATTGATTGTGCCATTGGGTTAAACTAGGGTGTTATTAATATGCTAGACGTCCCGTTGACCACAAGAAGTTAAGAAACTGACTCTTCGGCAGGAACGCTATTTTGTTGGTATGGTCTTAACACGAGCGGTTTTTAAGCGAAAGGTTTCGTACTACTATAAATAAAAACTTGACTTACTAAATAATATATGATATAATAATAACATGAGATACAATAAATAATAGAGGAGAACTGCTTATGATTGATATTGGCGATTTAGTTAGAATTAAGTCTATAGATATTTACGGTGTTGTGGTCGACTATGTTAATATGTTCGATGTATGTCAGGAGATTGACAGTATGATAGTTGTATCAATCAACAATTCAGGAGAATTAAAAGTATTTAAAAAACACAGTATTGAAAAAGTTGACAAAGCTCAACGTTAATTATATAATAAACATATATGATATATATAGTAATTATTCAGGAGAGAATATATGAAAGAAGTTAAAGATAATATTGTTCACATTAAAGATAGGTCTATTTGTTTACAAGATTTATGTCAAGTGATTACGGCTTCCAATGATATGCCAGAACTCATTATACAGAGATTCGACTTTATTGGAACGTATGAAGAATGTTTAGATAAGATTAAGAATACAAACGTAAAACCAGAAAAGGGTACACACTTTTCAATCGCCACAAACAGGTGGTTTACGAACGATAAGGA